ATCTGCATACACTCTGCTTTCAGTTGCTCTCTTGAATCTTTGTACTGGTAACAAAACCGCAATCATCATTTCGTCTGCATTAATAATACGAAATGGTGGTTTTACATGATCCATAAGATATCTTTTAATTGTTGGTTGAACCATTCTATTTCTTTTAATTCTATTCCATGTTAATTTGATTCTAGTACTTTCGTCCATAGGGCCATTGGCATACTCTGCCATCACGTTCAATAATTTTACACGCATTGGTACTGATAGATAATGAAAATTTAATCCCATAAACCCTTCAGATACATTATTTGCACCGACAGGTGTTATTGGTAGTATAAGAGGAAATCTATCATAGTAGGGAAGTACATTTTTGTCATCTTTATATTTGGGACTGTACATGAAGAAATTCATCTTACCGAATACTGGGCGAGTTTTTAACTTACCCTCACGGAGTTGTTCCCTTGGATTTATGTCTCCAAGTTCTTTTACTTGCTTTCTAAACCAACGGATAGATAAATCTCTACCCCCTGCTTTTTCAACTATCTTGTCAACTGCATCTGTCATACCTCTATTTATACAGTTAACCTAAGTGGTCTTCAGTTAAAATCTTGAATTCCATGTTTCTATCGTTACACCATTCTATTGCAGATTCCCACTTTGCTTGGTTTACACCCCATGTACGGACTTCACTGATAAATCGTGGTGTTTTACGTTTAGGGGGTTTTGGTGGGCCACACTGTGCCTTGGGTTTCACTTCAATGATGATTTTTTTGATAGAACCATCCTTCTGTTTTACCTTAATATAGAAATCGGGGAAATACCGATGGCGTCTACCATCTAGGGGTGATATATATGGTATGATGACTTCTTCACTTCCCCACTCAAGGATAGATGTGCTTTTGTCACAATACACCATAAACCGTCTTTCCCATAGGGAACGGTAAATTATTTTATCTACGTCACCTTTATATTTCTTTTGATTAATTGGGACGTATCTTCCACTATATGCCATGTCAAACCTTATAAATACTTTAAAGAACGAATTCTTGTAGGATTATTTATATGGCAAACTTAGAAAGTATAGTAAGTAATTTAGTTGGTGCTGGTGGTAAATCACGTGCTGGTAATTTACAATACCCAATGGATGTGGGGCATATGTCTAGAAGTGACCACTATGTTCAATTTTTTATTAATGAACAGATAGACGCAAAGGCAAACATCTCTGGCGGTGCGTTACCAGACCAAAACTTTAAAACAGTTGGCGACCCAAGAGATGGTATAAGAGAAGTTGTTTATGCTGACAGAAGGTCAAGAACTGTTCCAAGAGCTCCAACAACAAGAGCATCTGGTTCTATTACGTTATACATGCCTAATCAGATTCAAGTATCACAGAAAGCAAACTACGGTGAAGCAGAAATTGGACTGTTAGTTGCTGGTGGAATTGCAAGTTTTAACGCACTATCATCTGGTGGTTTAGGTGGCATTGACTTTGGTGCAATTGGACAGACATTAAAAGACGAGGGAATGAATATTGGTGCAAAAGCACTAGAAGGTGCTGGTGCAACAGGTGCTACTGCTGCAAAGGCAATCGCATCTGGTGAGACTACAAACAATAGAACAGAGATGAAGTTTGAGGGTATTGATAGACGTTCTTTTCAGTTCACATTTAGACTACTTCCACGTTCATCTGATGAAGCAAATGCAATTCAAGAAATAGTGACACTATTCAGATATCACTCTATGCCTGGGTTTACAGATGACATGTTAGGTAGAACACTCAAAGCACCATCTACATTTGATATTCAATATTATCCACAAGAACACCTACATAGAATTGGTACATCTGCACTTGAAGCAGTTGATGTAAAATTTGGTGGTGATAGACCACAATTCTTTAAAGACAACCATCCAACCGAAACTGAACTTACTCTTACATTCAAAGAACTGGACATTGTTACTAAAGAGAAAGTTGCACAAGGATTTTAATATATGTATTTTAGAAAGTTTCCAACAGTACAGGTAGATGTTAAGGGTGATGGTATACTACAAAGTATGACTGATATCACTCGTAGAGTAAATTTCAATAATTCGACATTAGAAAACTTTGTTAATTTTGATTTCTATGATGTGCCAGATGGTTCAACACCAGAACAGATTGCATATGACTATTATGGCGATGCAAATCTACACTGGATTGTTCTCATAGCAAATAATATCAAAGACATTTACACAGATTGGCCAATGTCAGTTGATAGATTTGAAAAACATGTAGCGTCTAAGTATAGTAATGTAGATGACATTCATCACTATGAATACACACAGGAGTCTGGTGATACAAAATTTACTATCGAACTTCCAAACGATTCTGCAACGACAATTCCTGCTGGAGCAACAGCAATCACAAATTATGAATATGAGGAAAGACTATTGGAATCTAAAAGAAAAATAAGACTAATCCAACCATCCTACATTGCTAAAGTACGAGCAGAGTTTGAAACGATTATAGGTAGATAAACATGGCGACTATGCAGTACGCTGGTGAATATCACATTGAAGTCTGCGAAATCTATGCGGCAAGTGGTGCAGTAATAGATTTAAAAGACCAATTTGCATCAGTAAACATATATGAAGATATATTCAAAAATGCACTTACTGGTGACATTTCAATTGTAGACACTAACAATCTACTTACCAATCTTCCAATCATTGGACAAGAAAAACTAAAACTACGTCTGGTAACTCCAAATGCAGATGACGATAACTCTCGTACAATAGCGGTTGACTTCACAGACACCCCATTTTATATCTACAAGGTTGCAAGTAAGGTTAGTATTAATGACAATACTAATGCATATACGTTATCTTTTACAACACCAGAAGCAGTACGTTCTAATCGTATCAGAGTGACACAAGCATTTAGTGGTGAACCATCTGTTGAGATTGTAAAGAAGATATTCAGAGATGAGGATTTACTCAACTCTAAGAAAGAATTCTACTATGAAGAAACAACAAACAATTTTAAGTTTGTTTCTCCTAGTATGCGTCCATTTGATTTTATCAACAGTGTAGCAAGAAGGTGTTTATCAAAAGAATATAACTATGCACCGACATTCTTGTTCTATGAAACTGTTAAGGGATACTGGTTCAGAACTATTGACAGTATGATGGACACCAAAAATCCAAGATTTGTATTTAAAGAAGAAACACCAAACATTCTACCAGAGGGACATAAGAAACCAGAGGTTAACACAACACTAACAAATATTCTCAGTTACAGTCTTATGTCATCAACAGACGTAATGATGAACATGAGAAAGGGTATGTATGGTTCTAATCTTCTTATGATTGACTTGGTTAACAAGACAGTAGATAATCACAACTATAATTACTTTGATGACTTTGCAGAAGATAAGCATGTAGATGAATTTAACCTATATGGTTCACAGAATGCACCATTGGGTTCACAAGCAAGAGATGACTATGGTAATAGATTATCAGATTATGACCAATCAAAAACATATATGCAAGCTGTTGACAGAGAGGCGCCCAATGGGTTATACTCTGCTAGACACGATGGACAATACGACTACAGTGGTACAGATATTTGGTTACAAAGACGTATGGGTAGATTCAGTGCAATCGACTCTGCAATAACATTAAGAATTGAAGTGCCAGGCAATACATCTCTCCAAGTTGGAGATATGGTTGGTATCGACATGAGAAACCAAGGAATGCTTGCAGAGGATGAACGTGACCCTATCTATAGTGGACGTTATCTCATATCAAAACTAAAACACGAATTTGCACGAGGTGATGGTGTGTATAAACATCGTTCACATATGGAAGTAATTCGTGACACAGCAGTTAAACCGTTATCATCATATGGTGTTACCCATCAAGACGGTGGAAACCCAATAGACGTTCTCGTACCAACTGGTGCTGAAGACCCTAGTGATGTAACATACTAATAGGAAAGGAGGCCTATCAAACAACTCGATTCGTTATGCAGACTTTTAACTTATAAATTTAACGAGGACAACAATGACAGCAAAACTCAAAAA